TTGAACCAGCGACCAAGCGATTATGAGAACCATTATGACAATAGTAAAAACAATAACTTATCTATAAATCAGCGAGATAGAAAACCAATATAGGCCTGTATCCCCCAATATTCTTAAGTTGATGCGACACTTTTGCGACACTTTAAGGTTATAGAGAAAGCTATAGTCCAATTAACAGCCTTGATATTCTCAATTTGTCTATACCAGATGCCTTAGATGCTCGATGTCGGATATTCATTTTGACAAACTTTAGCCATGGCCCCTCATCTGTTAAATCACCATGCAATGATCCGCCAGAGTATCGATTTACCAGTGCTGTTCTAACATTATGCCAATTGGTCATATCAATACTAAGCCACATATCGACAAACTCATGAGGCTTAAAACTTGATAGTATTGCAATATATCCATATATATTGATATCTTTTAATCCATTTCTAGATATTTGTTCGCAAAATTTTGCGGTGTCTTCCTTTAAATTATTTCTTAAATCAGCTAAGAATTGAGGATATCTCTTTCTTAATGCTATTTGTTGCTGCTGAGCTAGAATTTTGTTTAACTTTGAGGAGTAATGCTTATAGGAGTCATTAATCCAATATCCATATCCATATGCTGAGTCTCGAATTGGTTCATACTCTGTAAAAAGGTCTGCGGGTGGGAATTTATTATTTTTCTGAAGTTTTCTTACATACTCTAAAAAGAAAAGATATATATCATCTATAGTTTTATCTATATGCTTGGCTTCAGATAGCATGAATAATAGGTTTATTGAGTGTTGTATTTCACCATTTTCAATTATCTGCATTTCTTCAAACTGTTTATATAGCTCTTCTAAAGCATTATCTACATCTGTTGTTGGGTATAAGTCAAAGTTCAATATCGTAAACCATGGGCCTTTGCTTTCAGGTTTAATAAAATGCCGACTGTTATCTATGCTTTTTGTGATTTTATCTTTGTCATAAAGGCCATTTACAATAGTATCAATCAAGACTTCGTTTGATAGCAAATCGCTTTCTAACCTCAATGGGACTTCATGGTTTTTATAATTCTCTTTTATCTCATCATAAATATCATCTGCATTAGTATCTTTCTTTACGTAGTAAAGGACAGAATTCCTTGATTCAATTTCTTTTGCTTTTAATTTACCTAGTCTGTAATTAATGTTCAGTGCGGTAAATAGTACAAAAATCTCTGATAATAGTCTTTTATTATTATATAGTTTATCGGGAATGCATGAGAGCAATCTCGCGCAATCATTTATCATGTAGTCTAAGATTCTTAAAGATTTGCATTCAGAAGCTAAGAATGATTTATAAATTATATCCTTTATGGCTTCAAAAGCTATAGGTGCCTTGCTTTTGCTAATGAATTGGTTGAACGCTCCCTCTATATCCGGAGTTACTTTAATAACTTGCCCAAATATCTTTTCTTTCTTGTCTGTTAATTCATCATTTAATTTATCATCATGAGCAATGACAATCACTTTACATCCATGATGTTCAACGTATTTATTTATTGCACCGAATAAATCTTCAAGGTTTATACTACATCTTTCTAAATCGTCAAAAACTATTGTTTTTGAATTGTCCACTTTCTCTTTTATAAGAGCGTTAGCAATATTTCCAACTAATGGGCCTAATGCGAGTGTGACATCATTGGCTTTCATGCTGGAACTACCAAACCAGTTCAAAATTTTCTTTAATCGCGATCTGTTTGGGTACATTTTAACAAAAACAGCGGAGTGAACTTCCTGAATTGTAGTTAATCCAAATAGGCTTACATAGAATTTTTGATCATCTTTAAGTATATTCTTAATAAGATGAGTTTTGCCAACACCCCACTCGCCCTTAACTAATACAGCATATCTTGGATTCTTCAAACCAGTATAATAGTTAATGTATGATCTTAAATGCTCATTAGTTTGTTTATCATCAGTTATCATTATATTTACCACTAAAATTTAATGGGTTTAATTTTAATGCTTCCTCAAGATGATTTGGTGCAAAGTGAGCGTATCGCATCGTCATTTTGATATCGGTATGCCCGAGAATCTTTTGCAATACCAGAATATTTCCGCCATTCATCATAAAATGAGAAGCAAATGTATGTCTGAGCACATGCGTCAGCTGTCCGGCCGGTAAATCTATCCTGGCTCGTTCCAGAGCTGATCTAAATGCGTAGTAACATGGACTGAACAGAGTGCCGTTCTTTTTAGGAAGTTCAGCTATGATTTTAGGGTCAAGAGGGATAGTTCGGTTGCGCTTACCTTTCGTTTTTATAAATGTGACCTTTCCAGCAGTGATTTGGCTGCGCTTCAATTTCTCAGCCTCTCCCCAGCGAGCGCCAGTAGACAGGCAAATTCTAACAATGAGCTCTAAATCTTTAGCAGAGCTATGGCGGCTTTCCTCTAAGAGCCGGTCAATCTGCTCTCCAGTAAGATAAGCCATCTCACTTTCTTCTGTTCTGAACTGACGAACGTTCTCTAAAGGGTTCGGCGCGTCCCATTCCCCTAGTCGTTTTAATTCATTAAATACAGCGAGGAAATAAGCGTGCTCCAGGTTCATGGTGCGCGGCGATACCTGAGTTACGCGCTTAGTTCTGGCAAAATGGCCATCAAGCCTTTTAGCCCTGTAAGCGGTAAACAACTGTGCGGTGAATTCTGTAGCCATAGGGGAACCCATACACTCATCAGCCCAAAGCATGGCGCTTTTACGCTTCTCTCCATCGCGTAGGGTTATCCCATGGCGCTCAAACCAAAGATGTATCAAATCTGACAGGCGGCGTTTGTCTTTGCCCTGACCAAGCCAGGGTGCGTCCTCCACTTTCTGGAGGGTGTAATTTTCAAACGCCAGCGCTTCACCTTTGGTGGCAAATTTTTTGCGAACCCGCTTGCCGCGTTTACCGTTGCTTCTATCTACAGTGTAAAAGTCAGCAACCCATTGACCATTGTCTAATTTCCTAACTGGCATAAGTTAACCATTAAGAATACGTTGTTTCTGTTGCTGAAATTCTTCTTCAGTCAGTATCCCTTCTTCTTTCATTTCTGCCAGACGTTCAATTTTTGACATTTGTTCGTCAAAAGAATGAGTAGCTTTAGTTGGTTCTTGTTGTGATTGGGCGGGGGTGTTCAAATTGTTTCTAGTTTCATTCACTAAGTTGGTGAACGGAATTACTGATCCCTTCATTACATTTTTAATGGTGTAATTTTGGCCACTGGTAGAAATCATAATCTCACCAAACATAAGCCCGGTTTTACCGCCAACACTCACTATATTGTTGAGGTTAATGTCGACTTGCTTAACGCCAAAAATCATACCCTTATCGAGAAAAATTACTCGTTTGTTAGTAAGGGTTATTAGCCATGTGTTGCCATCCATCATTCCGCTGGCAATTGCCACTGGTTGTTCACCAGAATTTAAAATCTCCGGGAGATGGAAAAATTCTTTTTTGGTACCAAAAGGGGTGTCAGATACCACACTGGCCAAGCGTTTCATCTCTGCTTTCAACTGATCTTTTGATGCTGTTTTGTAGTCGATCATCTTCAATTCCTTATATTTATTTTATGGTTAATACAACTCTACCTAGAATTTTTATGTCTTCAATTGAACAGTCGAAGGCCATTCCAACGCCGCTAACTCTTACTTTCTTAATAGGTATGCGGGTAAGGGTACGAATGCTGGTTTTACCTTCAATTTCAACTAGCCACTCATCGTCATAAACCTCTGTAAAAGAGGTATCAACGATAAACTGATTGTTCCCCTCAAGGACACATATTGGGGTGTTTGGTAAAGGGGTGCCTGGTAAAAATGAAACTTTATCAAGCATGTACATACCTGCATCGTAAAGAACACCATCAACGATTTTTCGGCGGGGCATTTTCAAAATGTCTAGTTCTTCGTCGTCAAATTTCCTACCTTGACCTGTTGCAAGCCACTCTAGAGAAGCACCAGTTTCGGCTACACACCTGACAACCATGTCAGCGGGGAATCCACCACGTTTATAACGTCCAGCCAGGCTACTGGATGCCATATCAAAATGGTCGGCAAGCATTAGTTTTGACGTAAAACCATAAGCATCAATGACTCTATCGAGCACTTCGCTGCTGTGGCTAATTTGTCTGTAAGAAAATTTGCCCATAATTTAACCAGCCATTCGTAAAATGCGATAAATTTGTTGATTTGTCGCTTAATACGATCTAGCCTCTCCTCGTTGTAGTTTTTTACGAATATTGGTTGTTAAAAGTGGATATTGGCGTATCCCTAACTGGAGAAGTTTGCATTATGCGTCCCAACATTACAATCGTGATCCCCGATCCGTACATCCCACTTGATGAATATTGCCGCCGTACTGGCATGTCCAAAAGTACAGCTGAGAACCTGATTTCATACGGAAAACTTCCAATCAAGCCCAAAGGCGCGCAGAAAAGAGGGCTGGTAGAAGTCAATATGGCCGCCCTAACCGTGATGGCATTAAGCGAGTGTGATGTTTCGCTTAACGCGTAATTCATCCTACGGATTAGGGAAGGGCTAACAATGTTTGATTATCAGACTTCTAAACATGCGCACTTTGATGCGGCTTGCCGAGCATTTGCGGTTGAGCACAATCTGGAAGATGTGGCCGCTGCCGTTGGTATGAGACCACAGATCCTGCGTAACAAACTGAACCCAGCACAACCGCACCGCTTAACCTGTGACGAGCTTTTAGCCATTACGGATTACACCGAAGATGCGCGTTTACTGGATGGGATGCTGGGGCAGATTAACTGCCTTCCATCCGTGCCGGTGAACAATGCTACAGAAGCAAACATGCAACTGTGTGCTCTTAGCGCCACCGCCAGTGTGGGCGCAATTGCTGGGGAAGCCGTATCAACTGGTCATATGACCGCCGCCCGCCGTACACAAATTCTTGATCGCGCTCGCGATGCTATCCGTAGCCTTTCCGTGTTGGCTTACACCGTTGAAAGCCGTATCCATTCTGCGCCGGTTTTAGCCGCAGCGGTGGATCTGGTCACGACGAATGCCACTGGCCTGATGTGAGGGAACATTATGAAAGCGTTTGTGACTTACCTGAAAAAAGAATCACCGGCTATGCAGTTACCCAGTGGTTCAACCGGTTGGATAGAACTGCCGAACGGCCAGCGCTGGAATCCTGGTCACACCTATAAATTCAATGCACATGAGTCTGTCCAGATGAAGGGCGGTTCTGTTCTGCGTTTCCTGACGACTAAAACCCGCCGCCTGCTGGGAATGGTTGGGGGGCGTTATGGCAATTAATCAGGAACAGCAAAAGCGTGGGCTGGATCATCTTAAAAAGATTCGGCGCAAATATTTCAGTACTAGCAGTGAAGCCGCTGAATGGTGGGACAACCTGACACCAGAATGGCGCGGGGTGGTTCTTCATGCTGCTGCAATCAATTCCAGATCCGGAGTTTTTAAACGCAGCTTAAGTAATTGTTGCTGGCGAGAACTTTTTGAGCGGTTGGAGTATCGGGACATGATACAGCTGCGCCAGGGAATTTCCCGTGCTCGTTTAACTTTTAGCGGATTCGGGAGTTTACGGGACAGTGATTTCTCCAGACGAACCGCTGAACGTCCAGTAAAAATCGTCCATCCCATTAATACCAGGAACAAGGTGCAGATGATTATCGCACCTCATATTGTCCATAAATTGCAGCAGGGGAATCACTGATGAGCATTATTTCTGTAGAGGGTAAATCGTTGGGGGCTGAACTGGCTGTGTGGGGAGTCCCGCATAACTACGCGGTAGCGTTTGCAGAGAAAAGCGCCAGTAAAAATGGCCGCATTGCGTTGCATCCATTCTTCTTCAATGACACCGAACACATGACTAACCAGCGCCACTGGCTGGCGATCAATGCCGCTTTCTGGTGCTGCGTGTACCGCGAAGCTGAGAGCAAAGAGGCACAGATTGAAGCGCTGGCGGGGATTCGCGCAATTTTCTATACAGCCGGGGCGCTGGGTGTTGGCGAGATAAAGGCGCTGATCCAGGAGTGGTGGCGGACAACCTATGAGCTTCACCTTATTCCGGCACCGAATTATTCAGCCGTCACTACACAACCCGCTTTTCACTAATTAACAACCTGAATTTTTTGGCCACGGTTCAAGTGGCCGGGGATTCTTTTGCCCTAAGGAAACAAAAATGCATATGACACGTCAGGATTTACCCGCAACGAAATCAGGTACTGACCTGCTGACCATGCTCACCAAAGCTACACAGGAAGGTAAAGCCGCTGCTGCTGATTTGTGTTCTATCCGTCTGGATAAGCTGGCCACCCATGCAGCTAATGAAGGTTTAAGCGCAACGGAAATTGTTGAGTTAATCCGTGAAGAGGCCGCAGCGATTTGTAGTAAAGGCGGTGCCGCATGGCAGTAAAAACTCCACTTAAGTGGGTGGGCAGCAAAGCCCGCCTTATGCCGCAATTACGTCCCCATTTGCCGGAAGGAAAGCGCCTGGTTGAACCGTTCGCAGGTTCCTGCGCCGTCATGATGAATACGGATTATGACGAATATCTGATCGCGGACGTAAATCCTGATCTGGTTAATCTTTACAAGGCGATGGCGTATCACACTGATGCGCTGCTGAATGAGCTGGAGATTCTTTTTAACGCTGGTTCGTTAGGCGATGAAGAAAGCCGGGCGGTTTTCTATTATGCGGTGCGTGATGCTTTCAACCAGTCAGGTAAATCCTTTGGTTCGGAATCCGTAGAAGCTGCTGCGCGTTTCCTGTACCTGAACCGGCACTGCTTTAATGGCCTGTGCCGGTACAATCGCCGCGGTCAGTTCAATGTTCCGTTCGGTAAGTACAAAAAGCCTTATTTCCCTGCTGATGAAATCAGCGCCTTTGCTGAAAAAGCAAAGCGCGCAACATTCATTACTGCCCACTATTTAGAAACGCTTGATTTGGTTCGGGACGGGAATGACGTTGTTTACTGCGATCCGCCTTATCTGACTGATAGCGATAATTTCACCGCTTACCATGAGCGTGGTTTTTCGCATATGGATCAGGGGCGGCTGGTGCGTAAGCTGCGGCGCCTGGCTGAACGTGGAATTCAGGTAGTCGCGTCAAACAGCGATCTGGAAATGGTGCATTACCTTTACGCAGGGTTTGAAGCCTTAAAGGTTAATGCGCCGCGTAGCGTTGGTGCGGCAGCTGCAAGCCCGAAAATGGCAGCAGAGTTAATCCTCAAATCACCAGCCAGAACGAATCGGATGGCTTTGCGAGGTGCTCAATGAAAATGAGCGTCGATAGTCGTTGTTTCGATTCTTCAGCCACCAATATTGTTAGTGTTTCAGGCGGCAAAGATAGCCTTGCTCAATGGCTTCTCGCTGTTGAGGCCGGAGTAAACTTTTCTGTGGTGTTTGCTGATACCGGGCATGAACATCCACAAACAATAGAATACCTGGATTACCTTGAAAAAAAACTGGGGCCAGTTAAGAGGGTCAGGGCCGATTTCACTCGACGCATTGCAGGTAAAAGGGAATATATTGCCAAACACTGGCCTGTTTCTTTAGTTGATGAATGTGGATTAACTCAGGCCATCGCTGACGCGCGGGTTAAGGAGGCGCTGGATTTACTCCATCCAACAGGTATTCCTTTTCTTGACCTTTGCATGTGGAAAGGTCGTTTCCCTTCAACAAGAGTACGTTTTTGCACTTTTGAATTGAAACATGAGCCAGTTAAATGCCAGGTTGTTACGCCTGCACTCGATGAATATGACGAAGTAATCAGTTGGCAGGGCGTTAGGGCCCAAGAGTCATCTGATCGTGCGTTATTACCTGTCTGGGAAGAAGATGCAGACAAAACTCCAGGTTTACATGTTTACAGACCAATCCATTCGTGGAGTCACGAGGAAGTTTTTGCGTTTGCACGTCGCCACGGCATAAAACCTAACCCGCTGTACCAACAAGGATGTACCCGTGTGGGCTGTATGCCATGCATTCATGCGCGCAAGTCTGAGTTAGCAGAGATTTTCCAGCGCTGGCCGGAAGAAGTTAAACGTGTGGCTGCATGGGAAAAGCTTGTTGCAGCCTGTTCCCGGCGCGGAAATTCCACATTCTTCCCGTCAACACTTGATCCGAAGCGAGCAGAAAGGCGGATTGAAGTAATTACTGTTGATGGATATGGGATTGAAAGCTACCGCGACTGGGCAATGACAACACGTGGGGGCAGTCAGTTTGATTTGCTTGCTGCTACAAATGACCTTGCGGTGTGCAGTAGTGTTTACGCGGGCGTTTGCGAATGACAGAAACTGTATTCGCACCACAACATCATGCCGTCGATGCCTGGCGGCGTGAAACCTTCGCGCCAGGTACACCGGCAGACGTGACAATCACGGAGCGCCGCCTGTGGGCTGTAAACCCGCAGGATCATAAATGGCGTGCTCAATACCTGCATGAAATACCCGACTGGTTAGCCGGGTATTTTGGCCGTCGCTACGAAAAGCTTTTTACTGGCCCTGGCGGGCGTCGCCGTGCCAATACATTCCTGCGTCAGACTATTGGAGGGAATGTATTGCCACGTCTGCGCAAAGTGGCTGCTCGTTATAAGCTGGCCGCTGATGCAATAGACCTTCCTTTTGGCAAGTCGCTGGAACGCCTGCCGTCACTTGACCGCCCGGAACTTAAAAAACTGGCTGGCCAGATATCTGGCTGGATCTCCCAGTCGCTGTATGACTTCACCGAACGGTTTGATTCCGGCACTGACGACGCTAAAGAGCTGCACCGCCGAACGATGGAGTCTTATCGCTATCTTTGTGCGTGCAGTCTGATGCTGAATAATCAGCCGCCATACTGGGCAGAACATGAAGCCAATGCCGGGCAACTGGAAACACGTAAGGCTGAATCCGGCATTCTTCGCATGATGGCACCTGAATGGTGGTATCTGCGCCTGAAGCGAGCGCGTGACATACAGCGTGAGCATATGGCCATAGCCGTGGGGCAGGTGCAGAAAGCGGCCAGCGCTTATGTATCCCGTAAAACCCTGGGAGAATGGATAGAACAGAAAAAGCGAAATCTGGAGTTCTTTAAAAAGTTTGATCTGCTGAATGATGAAGGGCTGCGCATTGCACTGGACAGCATGGTACACCGCAGCGTTGCAAATCCGGCGATCCGTCGTTGTGAGCTAATGGTAAGAATGCGAGGATTTGAAGATATGGCCAATGAAGAAGGGCTGGCCGGTGAGTTTTACACTATCACTGCGCCATCTCGTTTCCATGCGGTGCACAGTAAAGGGGGCTTTGTATCGCAATGGGATGGAAGTACGCCGCAGGATACCCAGCGCTATTTATGTGGCGTATGGGCAAAAGCCCGCGCCGCGATCTCGCGTGCGGGTATCCATGTATTTGGATTCAGGGTTGTCGAACCTCACCATGACGGGACACCACACTGGCATATGTTGCTGTTCATGCGCCCGCAGGATGTGGACACGGTGCGCGATATTCTTTGCTATCACGCCAGAATTACCGACTCCGAAGAACTGCAAACGCCAAATGCGTTAAAGGCACGTTTCCATGTTGAAGCTATCGATCCAGCTAAAGGGTCAGCGACGGGCTACATCGCCAAATACATTTCCAAAAACATTGATGGATTTGCGCTGGATGGCGAGCAGGACGAAGAAACCGGAGAAAACCTGCGGGATATGGCTAAATCCGTTTCTGCATGGGCTTCACGCTGGCGCATTCGCCAGTTTCAGCAGATTGGCGGTGCGCCGGTGACAGTCTGGCGTGAGCTTCGTCGGTTGCGGGATCAGGTGCTGACCGATCGCAGAATGGATGCGGTTCTGGCTGCTGCTGATGTCGGGGACTGGGCTGCATATACCCAGGCGCAGGGCGGCGCACTGGTTGCCCGCCGTGATCTGGTTGTTCGTCTGGCCTATGAAATTACGGAGCAGGGCAACGAGTACGCAGAGGACGTGCAGCGCGTACAGGGCGTGTATTCCCCTTTAGTTCCTGATTCAGAAGTCTGCACCCGTCTGGTTAAGTGGCAGAAGGTCGCGAAGTTGGCCGAAGCGCCAGCGGAGGCGGGGTT